GAAGGGTTACTGTCTAGCTTACCTTTACGTTCAAGATGGGCGGGACAATGCGCCTTAATTTCATCCCCAGTAATAGAAATAATCTCGATACCTAAACGGTCAAGAACACTCTCCATGTCATCAACTGTCATANGTCGGTCTCGTCAATTTCCCTAAACTGTCCTGAATTCCAATCCCACAACATAGATACTTCTGCTGGACCAGAGTTACGAGAAGCAATAACCTTAAGTAAACGCGTGTCGTCTACATTCTCATCTTCTCGCTGTAGACCAAAAATAACGTCAGCATCTTGGTGGAAAGACGATGAATAACCAATAGCATCTGTGGTTACTTGGCCATTACGCATCTTGTTCTCAAGTACCTGAGTAGAAATAACAATGGGCTTATTAACACGCTGTGCCAAGCGCTTAAGGGAACGTGTGATATTGGTAAGAGCTTGTGGACTTCCTGGCTTCTCACCATTCTCATCAATCATCAAGTACATACCATCAATAAAAACAACATCAGGTTGGTGAATTTGAATCTTGCTAGCAATGTTTGAAACAGTAGAGCCTTCTGTAGCGCCAATAAGCCAAAACTTCTCGCGCATATTNTTAATAGCGCCAAGCTTTGCTTTTACTCGTGATTCTTCTTCATCAGTAAGGGCACCAGACTGATAACGAGTATGGGAAACACGAGAGCGCATAGCAACATAGCGGGAAAGCTGCTCTTGATTAGTCATCTCAAATGACTGGAACATTGGTGTGCTGCCCTTGAGGTGGATATTCTGAGCAATCTGTAGTGCAAGTGTGGACTTACCAGTCTTAGGTGGTGCAACAATAATAATCAATTGGCCATTTTGTAAGCCGTTAGTTGCNGCATCAATAGTAGGAAAACCTGTAGGTACTCCAAGAAGTCCTGGGTTGCTCTTACGAAATAAGTAGTCATCCCAAAGNTGCATGGGGTTCTCAGTAATATCAATATCAGAAGATTTAGATAGACCATCTTCTTCAAGTTTAATAAGACCACTTTGAATTGCAATCAAAGCGCCTTCATGGTCTTTAGCCTTATCAATCTGCTCAATAGCGTTGCCAATCATGGCAACCGTTGCGGCCTTACGCCTAACAGCAACTATCTCATCAAGAAGATAATCAACGTTATCTGGAACGTCTACAACATCGTAAGTAGGAAAGTTTTCTTTAACCACATCAACGCTTGGACACTCACCGTAACGAGTAAAGTGTTTACGAAGGAGATTCCACACCTTGCGGTCTTCATTATCTACAAACCATGTGTCGTTAACATTGCGTTCAAAAAGTGGGGCTAAATTACGAGTCTGAATAGTCTTGCTAAGTAACAGCGTTTCTTTATTCATAACTCGGATACATCCAATCCCCAATGTCCGTACATGCCCTTGCGAGTAGGTATGTCTACCACAAAAGCAACCTCTGGTCTAAACGGCAAATCTTTAACTAAATCCTTTACCTCATCATAAGCTTTACAGTAGCGGAAAGGGTTAGTTCCTTCTCGTTCTAGGTTATTAAAAGAGACTACNAGGTCTTCATCACTCATGTTAAAGGANACCATTTCAAAAGTAAAAGGGCTATTGTTGGCAACAAGGTAAAGTTTGCTCAGCAAACCCCTATTAAACTTTCTAATGTTTGTAGTTTTAGTAAAAAAGATTTTAGTCTTAGTTGTAACCGCAGTAGTTTGAGTAAAAACATCGGCAACTATAAGAATACGTTTTGGCACATCATTGCTGATATCGCCTTTGTACACTTTAGATTACCTCGATTGTTCCAAATCTTGCTACGAACTCTCTGCGGTTTTTGCTAGAGAGCGATGCTCTGTGCTGGTCGTCCTGCGTAGCCCTGTGGCTAACGCCGTTGTCGTAGATACCATTATTCTTCTCCATGCTGTATTTTACAAATCGAGCATGTTTACAGTTTGTGCTTGCTATAAAACGGTTGCAATTACATACAACTTTTTTGCTATCGGTAAGACCGACCTCAATAATCGTTGGACCCGAAGTGGCTGAGTATGTCAAAAACTGCTGAAGTAAAGAGACGTTCTGGTCTAACATGTTTCCCATTATCTCAAATCCTCTTCTCCATCAATTGGTAAGTAGACAAAAGCTTCTTTGGCAAAACTACCTGTTGCATCACCGTATGCCTCTGCCCAATCATCCCTAGCAATATTGGTGGTAACAATAGTGGGAAGTCCATTGTTAAACCGTGTGCGCAGTACATGGTGAAGAAGATTGCTCTGCCAACCAGAAAGGCTGGAATGCTCATTTCCTACATCGTCAATAATCAAAACACGGATGTTATAAGCATCTTCTTTACAGTTACCCAACATCCCGTCGTAAAGGCGTTGCTCATCCTCTAAATCGCTATCCCCAATCAGTTGACCCTTAAGGTCAATGACATCGTTAAAAGTGGCAAAATAACAAGGACGGATAAGAACCTTGCCCTCCGCTGGAACGAACGCTTCTAGGGGAAAGGTCAAAAGCATCTCTTGAAGAGCTGCCAAAGCAAGCGTGGTTTTACCTCGACCTGGTTGTCCATAAAGAAGGATTCCCCGCCCACAGTGAGCTTGACCACTAGCAAGTATTATCTTTCCCTCACTGACGGCTGTTAACCACCTTCTAACGCCCTCCAAAGCCTTTTTAGGGGCATCTGTACAGTCGTCTAAGGTCCAGCCAAGACGGGCTTTGGGAATAGAGGCAATTTGCAGCCATGTACGGCGCCTGAGCTTTACGGTCTCTAATGTAAACACTACAGCCCCTTCCAAGACTCATCAGATTGTTGTTGAGCAACTTCCAGCTTATCAGGAGTCTGAATCCTAACAGCAGCTTGGGATGCAAGGGCCGAAAAATTCTTAATAAATAACAACCACAGCCTATTGCTGTCAGTCTCTTTGTTAACCTTTAACTGAGTAAAGAATATATTAATCATCTCTTCCTCAATAACGCCAGTTGTACCGTAGGTACGTCGAGCGGTATTAAGGGCAATTAAAAATCGTGAGCCAGTAATTCTCCAAGGGGCAAGTCCCCATGTGGTGTTAACGCGCTCTACAAAAAGGGTAACGGTGTGGTTGGTGCTCAGGTCTGTAGCGACGGCACGTTCTTCTAAACGCTTCTGATGTGCACGGGCTTTATCTTCCTCGTACTTCCTACGGCGTTCAAGGGCAGCTTTATCGCGCTCACGGGCTAAGTCGGAATCAAGTCCCGATTTCTTTTGAAAAAACTCATATCCCACGGGTTCCTCCACAGCGGGCGCTTGCGCCCCTGTTGTATTGTAATGATTATTACTAGAATGGATATCTATTTTAGATAGTTCATTCCACTCAGCGGATAGTATCTGAAGGTCTATTTCTGACCTCCACAAAGGGACCTTCACACCCCACGTATGGGCTGCCAAAAATCCTTCTTTTGTAACATAACTTACCGTGACTACCTTGCTTCCAACCCGCTCTTTACGGGTTATAACGTAGCCAACTCCTCGCAACTCTCTCATTGCGGCTTGTATTGCTTTTCTACCTTCAGCGACCTCTTCGGCTAGGCGGTCAGCACTAATCGTCATGTCGCTGTTAACGTAAAACATTAGAGCAGCTCGTGCCCTAAGTGACAACTTTTTATCCATTAATCTTCTTCACTAGAAGGTCAAGCATGGACTGTATACCTTGTACGGTCTTTAAGAGGTCTTGTTTAAAAACGTCGGCGTTTTGCTCAATTTTTGGCGCTTCTACAACTTTGGGGGCTACTGCCTCAACTATAGGTTCCTGTACGGTTTTTTCTATGACTGATAGGGGTACTAAACCATCACAAAGGTTATAAGCCCGAATTCCTTTATTAGTGCACTGTTGAACAATCTCTATATCCTCATCGGTATCTTCGGCGTTCCATAAAATTTGCGCAATTCCTTGCTGGTCTTTAATAAAGTCTGTGGCTGCAACAATAGGGAAATCGGCAAAAGTAATAGATGCGTTTGGAATGCCTACGGTCTTCGCTTCTTCTCGGCAAAAGACCAAGATGTCCTTCTTACAATCAACTGCGTATTGGGCTGCGTAAGTCTGGCTTCTACTAGGTGCGTCTTTATATGCTAAAACTAAAGCCCCACCATCACCATTTGCATAATAATAATCTTCCATGAGGGCTTCTATATTTGCCCTGCTGGTTTCGCCAGTACCTGCTACCAAAACGTAGTACATGCTTCCTCCTTTGACGGAGCGCCAGCATACACAACTTTTTGGCTAGTACAAACTACGTGTTAGGTTGAGCAAAAAATAGCTCAAAAGTGCTGCCCAAGTTAATCCAGTTTGGAATTGTCGACACTAAACGGCTTTGTACTGCAAAACGATTGGCATAGTAATGGCTTCGGCTAGCGTTGGGTGTACCCTCCCAAAAAAGGTCGCTAAGTTGAGCCAACCCATTGCTACCATCAAAGTACGAATTAACAAACGCTGATTTTTCAAATAAAGCAGCATCAACAACTATTTGGTTTCCAGTTCCAGGAGTTCCTGCAGCAGTTGCTGTCCAAGTAACTCCAACTTTTGCGGTTACCGCATTGCTAGGTGCAGTAGATGTAACAAATGGACGAACAAGGGTTTCTGTAGCCGTTAGAGGGTTTCCCTGCACCGTGTCAATCAAAGTGCTTGTTACGTCATACCAGCTAACATACGGAGTTATTGCTGTAGGAGTATCTCCCGCATCAGTTGCGGCCGTATAAAGACTAAATGTGTAATCGTTATTAGAAAAAACAGGCATAGCTTGAGAGGTAAGTGTTACTAACCCAGCACCACTTGCATAGATTTCTCCAGCCTCAGAGCTGTTTGTAACCGAACCATTTACCGCCAAAATATCGTTTGGGTCAGTTGACGCGGTGATAGTCCCGTTGGTGACACTCCAACCATTTTCTGGAGATGCAAAGTTAGGGTTAATAATTTCATTAATACGATTTGCTTGTAAAACAATTTTTATTTGTCTAGCCTCTTTAAAGGCCGTTGCTGAAGAGCCTAGTTCAAATTGAAGAGCATCAAAATAATGTTTTTCAGATGTTACTGAGCTTGCGTATTTAATATGGGGAACCGCAAAGTAAGAACCAACAGGAGAGGTTGCTGTTTTAGTAAACCTGTGCCAACTTCCAGAGGTGTCACTTACACCACTACCAGCAGTTGACGTGCTAATAAGAACGCCATTTTGGTCATACCAAGCAATCAGCGCTGTAATAGAGCGGGCCGTTCCACCTGCTTGAGCATATCCACTAAAAGTATAAGCCGTTGAATCCTCTACAGGAATCCCGTATTGGTTAGCGTTATCTCCTGATAATGCCAACTCAACAGTTGCACTTGCCACAGAAGTTACTTGAAGAGTTGCACCTTGAAGGTTAGGGAAATTTGATTGCGAAGTTACTTCGTAATATGGGGCTATTGTTGGAGAATCGGTTGCTAAATGACGAGCTAATGTAGCGTTGCTAACTGATGCCCATGAACCAACAGACTGTTCAAATGAAGAATCATTTTGGTCCAACATCATGTTATTGCTAAGGGTAAGCGTGTTGTCATACCCACCATAGGCTTTGACGTATTCTTGTATACCTAACTTGCTTCCTTTATTCTTATACAAACGAATAGCGTTGTTTAATAGAATACGAGACTGTTTAAGGCCTAACTCTGGTTCGTAATTAAGACCAAATTGACGCATAAAAACAGGTATTAGAAGACCGTTAATATCATTAATGTTATATCGGTTAATTACGTTATCTGTTTGGCTTCTATACAAATCAAAGTTTAAAGCAAATAATTTTAAAAACCTTTGTAGAAAATCATTGTTTTGGTCTACAGATGGGTCGTATGGTACTTGAGATGTAAGAACTGATGGTAAATGGTCATGCATGTTTGTTTGAGTATTGTAATCTTTAATAGAAATTCCAATAGCATTTCCTGCATTTAACCATGAGTTATGCACATTTTCTTTTACAAAAATTGAATAATAATAAGGGTGGCCTGGTTGTAGACCAACATACGCTGGTACCGAGCCGTTATCTACATAAGTAACTCTGGATGTTGACGCTGCATCTTCAAAAAGAACATCTCCATCATCTGATGATACTGGAAACCCATAAGAGTTTCTAATAAGTCTCATGTAACTCCAAGAACCCGTTGGAGTAGACCAAGATAAAGAAATAGTTTTGTAATCAAATGGTTTGGCAATAAAAGGTGCTGCGCTAAAATCTACAAGAGTATTTGACCCGTAGTACGCCGCCCCGTAATAATCAATAC